AATTTGGTTTTTAGTTGCTCCCTCTTCAGTTGTTCCAGCAGTACCTTCTTTTCCACTTTGATAAACCCAAGATATTAAATTTGAGTTTGCTCTACGTCTGCTCAATACATCTAAGAATCTTACACGTCTTGAAGCAATTACGTTTAAGCCTGGTATTCTTTCCTCAACTGGTACGTTTCCACCGCTAATGTTAGTAGATTCTAACATTGTACCAACCGCTTTAATAACCATTTCAAAACCTTCTTTTGAAGTTTTTAAACCTTTGATTTTGTCAAGATTTGCCTCTAAAGATTTTCTAAGGTCACCAACTGAATTAGCAGCAGTTTTGTCAGCTTCATTCATTGCCTCAATTCTCAAACCAATAGATTCTAAAGATTTGTTTAAGGTTTTCATTTGGTCTAATTGTGTAGCTTTGAACTCAGCAATAGCGTTATCCAATTCTGATTTTGTAGCTTTTCCATCTACGTTTTTCTCCAACGTATCAATGTAGGCTTTCAATTCTGTGTTATACTCATTGTATAAACCAGCTTGTTTTTCAGCATCAAACAAATCGAAAGTTGCCTTGTCGATAGATTTTGATGTTAAAAACTCTAAAAATGTTTTTTTCATTTTATTTAGTTTAAATTGTAAATACTTATTTTGTTTGGTGTCGGAGTGATGGAGTGCGATTTATCGGCTTCGACTTCGTTTGTTTGAGTGACTATTGTCGGCTCTATTTTCGATTGTACTACTCGAGTTGCATCATTAGAACCTTGTAAAACCATACTTCCTTCACTTACTATACCAGCCTCTAAGACTGCATAGAAGTATATGATTTCGTTAAAGTCCTCTTTATTTGCAATTTGAGGGTAGTATTTATCAAAATTCTTTTTATAATCTTTATCTTCTTCTTTATCGGAGTTGTAACAAAGTGCAATATTGTAATATCTCATTCTTACTGAGTTCTCAACATCTAATCTATCATTGATAATTGACTTTGCAATATCAAGTCTAATCTTATCCTTTGGTATTTCAAACAATAACGCTTGAGTTTTACCTGAATAAGACTTACCAACTAATGACCAATCAATGTCCTTAATCAATAGTTTCACATCAGACTTCCAAGCGATTGTTGTAGTGGTTTTTAGTTCGTGGTCTGCAACGTAGAAAATGTTACCTTGTTGTTCCCTTGCTGACTTATTGAATAAACCAGTAACGTGCAAATCATTGTGACTATCTAAATAACCAATAGTGTTTATAACTGGGTAAATATAGTTTTCTTTGAATGTAGCATCTGCTTTTATTACATCGGTATCTATTGTAGATGAAGTTTTAATTGAACTACCTTTATCAACTGACTTGTAAATATTAGCTTTCTTAACATCAATAATAGAGGTCACATTCTCCCTTAAAGCCTTAAATAAGTTTTCTTTGTTCTCGAATGTAGTATCTAATTCTTTACAGTAGATCATTTGTTTATAATTTCGTTTGACTTTATTAAATTCAATTTAGCTTGTAATAATGATTTTATTTCAATATTATTAGCCTTAGAGATTTGTTTTTCTAAATCTTCAATTACCGTTTGTTTAGGTTTATTTACCATCTAAATAAAAATATTACCATTCATAATTTGCAAATGTATATAAAAAAAATGTACATTTGCAAATAAAATATAAAAAAAATGGCAGAAAATATTTTTTATCGTTTAGGGGCTTTTATTACGGGTGGCAAAGATGCTTATACTCAAACAAACTTCGGCTCTTATGTTCAATGGGGTCTTCAAAAAGGTGAAACAACAGTTGATACTACTTGGGAAAACCTTTACGAACTTGCTAGAACTACACCGCAAGTAGCAGCAGTTATCGACCGTAAGGCATCAATGTACTCAAACGGTCGATGGAAACATTACAAATTAGTAAACGGTAAAAAACAATTAGTTGAAAATTCAGATGCAGTTTATATTTTAGAGAATCCTAATCCTATTCAAAACGGGTCTGAACTTGATAAGTCAATGATTTGGAGTGATGAAACTTATGGTAATTCAATGGTTAATTTATTACGCAAATCGTTACCGATACCAACTGCCATTTATAACCTACCAATGCAATATACCGTTATCGGTCGCACTGGTAAAATGTTCAATCAAGTTGAACGTGAAAAAATCATTGATAAAATATACATCGAGTACAATGGAATTAGAGAATACTTTGATGTTAAAAATGTTATTCACTTTAAAAGTTCTAATCCTAATGACCCTTTAATGGGTATTTCTCCACTCGACAAATATAAACTTGCAATAGCTAACATTAGAGCTTCAATGGGTTTTAGAAATAGAATTATCACAAATGATGCTGCACTAGGGTTTATGTCATCCGATAACGGTCAAAATGGTATGGGTCTCGGTTTAACTCCAGAAGATATTAAAAGAATGAATGAGGCACGTGCTGGATTGTTTGGTATGCAAGAAGGTAAAGCAAATATCCAATATGTTGAAGGAAGTGCGAAATGGAATGCTATGTCATACCCAACAAAAGATTTAATGTTGTTTGAGGAAGTTGACCAAGACTTTAAATTAATCATAGATGGCTTTGGATTGAATGAAAATATCTTTAGTTTTAGTAAGGCTTCAACATTCTCAAACTATGCGCAAGGTTTAAAATCAGCGTATCAAGATTGTATTATTCCACTTGCAGAAGATAGAGCATTAGGTTTTACTAAATTCTTTGGTATGGATGGCATTAATGAATGGTTAGAAAAAGACTATTCACATTTAGAAGTATTGAAATCCGATAAAAGCGCAGAAGCATCAGCCGATAAAACTAGAGCCGAAACGATACAAATATTACAAGCCAACAACCGTACTGACTTAGCCGATATTATTGCATCAGAATTTAAAAAGTGATTGGAAAAATAAAGCTAATCCAGTTATTGAATCGGGCGCATCATCGTTTATATTCCTACCCTCGTGACTATACTTTGCGAGTGCTTGTAAAAATTGAAAATACTCGCCTTTATCGGTATTTAAGAATATCATATTATTTTTTACAAATGCACTATTCATAAAGATACGTGTATTTTTATTAGTACTATTTGAAATAGGCACTAAGGTACATTTTGTTTCGTTTTTCAACATCTTAATAAACAATGCACCCATTCCATTGGTTTCAATCCTTGTTTGTCTAGGGTTATTTATATTCAATATATTTGCCACCATTGGAATAGTAATATCGGTGTTACCTTTATTAAAAACCACATCGGTTATGTAAACTTGTTTGTTTACTAAATGACCAACAACCATACAAAGGAAGTCACCTCCACCATTAGCCACATCGATATAAGCCAAGCACCCCTCTGAACTGTTACGAATTGAATCTATATCGGTAAAAGTTTTAAGGTTCTCAAATAACCTACCTTCAATATCGATAGGGGTCTGCATATATTCAGCCATCCAAATCTCTTCTGGCATACGTTCCTTCATTTGTAGAAACCTTTCAGTTGTTTGTACTGCCTCACAAAATGAAACTCCTTCAACTAATGCTGGCACTACTATTTCTTTTTCATAACGACCTTCAATAGAATTAACTCCGATAACGTCATCCCTTACCCAACGTGTACCTATATCAATTTGAGCGCATCCGCTCTCTAATCGTGAATCGTGCGTACCATGTTTCCAACTGTGAGTTTTTTCTCTTATTGTTTCACTCATTGCATCTTCCATTGATCGGAATAAGTCATCAGTAATGGCTAACTTTGAAGCACCAAAACCAATAATAGTACCGCCCACACCTTGCCCAAAATAACCTACTGATTTTGATAAATTAGTATTCCAACCATCAACTGCGCTTTTGTCATCTGATAGCTTAACTTCAGGAAATACATTTTGAAACTTTTGTGATTTTATTATCTCTCTAGTGTCGTATGATAATTTACGGGCTAAACGTGCTGAACAAGTATTTCTCATTACTGATTCAGTTGGATATTTGCCAAGTGTCCAAGCACAAAACAAAGTAGTAATATAAGACTTTCCAGCTCTCGGAGGTAGTGATACTGCTAATGAGTTTAGTTTACCATCGGTAACATCTTGAAACGACTGTGCTATTTCTTTTAAAAAAGGTCGTGAACGGAAAAAGTCAAAATCATAGTAGTAGCAGAAGACTACGAAACTATCTCTAGCGCCAAGTTTTAAAACATCGTGTATAGTTGGTTCTTTTGACACATTTATAACTTATCTATTAGTTTAGATAATGCCTCACTAGATAATGAAGTAGGCATATCTTCAAAGTTAGCTTTTAATTCAGTCTTATCAGTAAGCCCTAATTTACGAGCTATAATGTTAGGGTTAAATGCTCCAACTACTGCCCCTTCGAACTGTTGAGATTCGATAATTCCTTTTATCTTTTTAGTGATTGCCCAAAAATCTTCATATCCTACCTCTTTTTCGTAACGTTGAAACGTGTTTTCGTCAATATCAGCAAACAAACAAAATGAAGTAATTGACATAGGTATTTGAGTAGGAACATCAATTAAAGTTCCAGCCATATCCCCTCCTTTTATTGGGTCTTTTTTATTCCAAACTTTATCAAGCATCCAATTAAAATACTTAACCGCTTCATCCCAAAGTAAGTCAGGAGTATAAGCAAAATCTCTACCGTGTTTATTTCTAAACTCCCAATAGTTATTTCCTTTCGGTGCTGCCATAATCAGTACGTTTTAATCCTCGTTTCATCAATAGACTAATAACGAATATAGCCATTGAAATAGGTGTTAATATTGGAATGAATAAATACAAAGATAGTATAATAATCATTAGCAATATACCTAATATTGTTAAAAGTGTTTTTCGGTTCATAATACAAAGGTATTAAAAAAATTAATTAGTTGTTGTAGCGGAGTTAAAAAGTTGTTCCGTTGATTCGATAGTATTATACATCATTGATAAAGCGTGGCTCATTTCGTTTAGCTTATTTTCTAAGTCATCAAGTCTATTTTTAATCTTACCCTTATTCATTTTGTTTTCTTGTAAGGATATAAGGTATTCAAGTTCTTTGTGTAACCTCCCATCGGTTGTTGGTAGGAGGTATTTTGTAGCTTTTAGTTTCATAGTAGATTAGTTTTTATTATATCACCACTCAACAACTCTTTGAAGCGGTGTAGGATAGTTTGTATTAGGTTTTTCATCTTTGTTTTTTAGTTTCAATTCTTTCAATCGGTTGTATTAATGCCCACGTTTTAGAATCCCATTTGCTAATCAACAAATGACGTATCATTATATTTTCTTCAACGGTAATGTTTAAGTCATCACCATTTATCCATACCATTGCAGATTCAATTCTTGGGTTTAGTGAGTAGTCGTAACGGAATGAAATCATTTGTTTGTTTATGTGAATTACACAACAATCGTACACACCTTGTTTAACAAGGACTTTCTCTAACTGACCATTCTCAATAATGGTTTCAGCTATTTTAATCGGGTTTAGTATCATAGTGAGTTCAATGTGTTACGGTAGTTAGTCATTTCTTCCTGTTGTGCTTCCTCTTTAGCTTGTTGTTTGAGATATATATTATAAAACGTATCTTCAAATCGTCTTAACTGTTCGCAGTCCATACCTTCCAAACAAGCCTCAAGATATTCAATTTGTGAGCAGTTAACTACTTGACAAAGGTAATCAATGTCAATAGTGTTATTCTCTCTACGTGTCGCTAATTCATTAGTCAAATCCTCGTTTGAGATTAATGCTAATATTTGTTGTTTTAATTCCATATTGTTTATTTTTTTATTTGATTCAAAAGTAGGTTTAAAATAAATACCATTTGCATAAACTACACAAACGGTATTATAACTTTATGAATGGTTTACCTTATGTTCATACTCTAAAAGTCTTTCACGTGCTTTCTTAACGTCTTTTACCAATCCTTTGTGTAATTCATCATTCACAAAATTATCATTCTTTTGGCGCACCTCATTTAACACTATTGATTCTTTTAAATGCGCTGGTATCGAATGATAGGTATCGGGGTGCATCATACAACTATAATATTCTTCGCCATCTCTAAGATGAATAAAGAAATCTTTGGTGCTCATTCCCATTACTTAATTGAGTTTAAATATTTATCTTCTTGTTCTGGAGTGAATGAATAAGACTTTTTAAGCAAGTCTAATGAAGTTTTAAGTGGAATGTGAATGTCTGCAAGTTGTTTAGTGAATGGAAGCATACTAGGTGCCTTTGTTGGTTGTGATGCCAAATGACCATCATCGTCAACTGCTTGTAAACTTAACAACGATTGTAAAGTGTAGCGTCTGAAATAGGTTATTGCCGAACCTAACTTTTGGGGGTCTGTAATTTGTGGTAGGTCTATATCACTTTGGATTGATTCTCCACTTTCAACATCAAAAATCATTGTAATAACTTTGCCACCTTGCAACGGTTGTAAAAGCAATAAACCTTTTTCTAATAAGATTGATTCAACCGCTTCAATCAATGAGTTCAAATTAGCATAACTATTTTTAAAATGTGGATTAGTAGCATTTTTTGCTACCTTACCAATTTCTAATTTAGCTTGATGTATTTTAATATAAATACTTGTTTTTTCTGTTTTCATAATTTTGATTTTTAATTATTTATTTTATGCGTAGTAGTCTATTACTATTAAATCTCTAAAAAATCTTTTACCAGTTTTAGTCATTTGTTCAATAAATACTACTTGGTCAAATTCATTATTTTTATGTAGCAAGTTAGCTACTTTGTATTTTCCCTCTATAAGATTTTTATTATGTTGTTGAAGTGTTATTGATTTCATAATTTCGATTTTTAATTATACCCAAAAGTAATATTAATACTAATATACAGTATTACATATTACATAGGCGGTAAATATCAAATATAAACGGTTTGACCTTTGAGTACTCCGATATTCGTTTACTTCCATCATTACCAACTACCAAAACAAATTTAGTATCGTTGTGTATTGGAAAGCCATTTAAGGATCTGACTGTGTATAAGATATTGTTATGCGTGAACTTCATTAGTTGTTCGTTATAAATTCATTATACCAACTTATAAAATCATCAAAGTTTCTAACAATAATATAAACAGCACCTACGTTATTCATATTCTGCTCATACTTTTTTTGGTCTGAACTTTGTCTATCTTTTCCAAATTTTATTTCGATTGATACGGGAATAGCAAACTTATGATTAGGTAACTTTATTTTAGCTGATATGTCGCTTGTTCCATTCGTTCCCGTTCCTTTAATGTATTTACCATTCGTTTGATATTTTGCGTGTCCTTCATCTATCTTAACTCCAGATATAAACCTACCCATTGAATTGATACGTTCTGCAAAATGCCCTGAGTAGTTTAGAAAGTCAACAACGCATCGAGTGAGTGCATTAGTACTATTATCTGAGTGCTTATAATCGTGGTGATAGTGTTCAGGGAATGATGGGTATTTCAATCGCTGAGTAGCTTTAAATAACTCGTTAAGTATTGCTTTGTTTTCTTTGGTCATTAGTTTTGGAATTTATCTTTATTACAAAATACTTGAACTTGCAAAGGTGTATCGAATATCGCTATACTAATATGTTTGTTGTAGCGTTTACTCACGATGTACTTTCCTGAGTGTATCGTTACGAAGTGACCGTTGCAAATAAACGTTTCAGTTATGGCAAAGGGTTGTCTAATTAGTGGGTTCATTTAGTTTAAATGTTTAGTATCTAATTTGTTGTAAACTCCTATGTGATTAGGTTCTTGACCTAGTACCTCATTAAAAAATGTTACACTAAAATAACCAATTCTATTTTTATTTAATAAATCAAGTAATACTTCCTTTGGGAATAAATCTCCATCTACTTCAAATATTATTTCATAGAATATTCCATCTGATATTTTCAAATGATAAACAAACATACTATCTGAATAGCACATAAATTCACATTCTTTTTGTAATAGTTTATTTAATTTGAAGTGACTGTGTATTTCCAATCCTTCAGTTGATGTTTGAAATTTCATTTTGCTTTTGGTTTTTTTAAGTTTTCTGTTTTAAATGTAAATCGTAATGTAGTGTTTTCGTTATGGAATTTTATAAAGTCTTTTACTATTCCTGGGTGTATAATATTCCATTTAGTATTTTCTTTTTTACAATACTCAAATAAAATTTTATAACTAATATTTTTTGTTTCTAAATATTTATTTACTATTTCAATGAAGTCCAGGTTATGATGGTCAATATGTAAATCAATAGCTTCATTAATAGGTACACCACTTATTTCGCATAACATACCTTTATAAAATTGTTTTCTTTTTTCTTTTATAATTGGATCTATTATTTCTCTTAATGCTTTTAACGTACCTTCTTTTTCTTTATCTGTTGATGTAGGCGCAAAGTTTTTAGATAATGCAATTTTATTATTTAAGTTATCAATAATATACATACATACATTATTCCATTCTTTATTCTTTTGCTTTATAAAATAAGTGAAACCGTTATGAAATTTATCTTCAAAATTTGGATGATATTTGTAATATTTCAATAAACTTTTAATTTTATCTTTATCCTTTACAATTTCATTTAATGGTAATTCATCAATCAATGTATTAGCCTGGTCTTTTATTTCTTTAAAGTTTTCCATCTGATTCTATTTTCTTAACCCATTGGTAAATTGATTTTCTTGATACATCTAACATTTCAGCTACTACTGTTTTATTTAATTCTTTATCTGCTAAATACATAGCTTTGAATTTTTCAAAATTAGTAGTTTTATCTTTTGCTAAATTACTTAAATCTGATTTATTTTTAGAATCTTGTTTAACTAATTTTGCCATACTAATAAAGTACTCTGATAATCTTTCAGCACGTAGTATAGATTCTTTATTTATTTTTTCAACATCGTAATTATCTGAACTAAAAAACCAAACATTATTTAAAAGTAATGCAAACCTTGGAATATAAGATTTTTGTTTAGGTAACATCGATTTCATATACTCATTTTCATCATCTGAATTTTGAATATCTGTATATTTATTAAATATTCTAATCCATTCCTTTTCACTTTCTTTATCAAATCTTACTACTAATGGTTGTATTTGGTCGTTTTCATCAAATTTAAGAAACTTTTTATTAATTGTTTCTTTCATATTTACTACAAATGAATCATACCATTTTATTAATTCAAAATCAATATACTCTTTTGTGTAGTGGTTTACTATTAACTCAGGGTAACTAATTAAAACTCTATCTACAAAACCATTTTCTTTATTTTCACCCTCGGTAAAATCATCAAATATACTTGGTTGTATACCTCCAATAACTGGAATAAATGGTTTATCTACAAACGCATTTTTTGAGGTCTTTCTATTTAAAGAAATAGGTGTGCCACTCCAGGATGATAACCAAAATTCTAAATCTGAACCAGCTCGATATTTATTCATATCCTTTAACCACCCCGCTAATTCATCTTTGAATACTCCTATTGCGTTTGGGTTTTCTTCGTGAATATCTATTAATGCCTCCAGGGTTACATCACCAACAATAAATTGTTTATTTACGGGTTTATGTACTTCCTGACAGTGTTCTTTTTCTTTTTTATCTAACTTTGAATAAGCATTGTAAAGTTCAAATTGTTTTTGAAAGTTTCTTTGTTCAATTACGTTTAACTTTCTTAATGGATCGATTATCTGTTTTAAAGATGGTGTCTTACCAATACCAGGTTTACCAACTATTGCAATCCATAAGGTTGCTATTTCTTTCCAACCTGGTTTTACTTCAATAACCATACTGTTGCCAGTTACCAAAGAAAGTACCCATAAAAAAGCACAACCCATGTAATCGATTGACATACCTAAACTAGTAGAACTTTCAATTATAAAGTGTTGTATTTCTTTTGGGAATATATCGATTGGGAATTGTGCTCTATCTATTTTATTATCTTGAATTAATATTTCAGGCACTACTATTTTTGCTACCCTTCTAGTTCCATAACCTTTTTCATATAAATCATTAACACTATTTTTAATATCTCCTTGATGATATTTTTGAGTAAATATAATAAAAGGTGATAATAAAGTTTCTGCTTTGTATTGTGTTGCAGTACTGAATAAGTACATACATCCACTATCTTTAAATACATATCCACTATGTGGGCTTTCTGCACCGTGCCTTTTAATTACATAAGATTTCTTTGTGTTTCTTACAACCGTAAATTCATCTGAAACAATATCTAATGCAGTATGTTTTGAATTGTAATCATCCCAGGGTGTAACATCATTTTCATTTACTTTATCGTAATCTGTTTTTTTAGGTGTTGGTATTGTTTCAATAGAAATGTGATTGTAAGTCCTGGATATTTCTATTATAATATTTCTTTCTTCATCTGTAATATAATCGATATGATGATATTCTCTTTCATTATAGAATACACCATACATAATGAACTGACCTGCCACACCTCTTGTTTCTAAAATAGCACTATTCATACCCTCTAGTTTAGCAAGTTTTTTATTACCATCCTTTATATTAGTTTTATAAAGAATATGATAACCACCTTTAACGGTTTTTGCTATTACTACTTTCTGCAAAAAATTTTCTATATTATCACATAAGAAATTTAAGTATTCATCAAACCATTGTTTTCTTTCAGGTAATGAAGTCAATACCTTTAAATCTACATCGATACATTCTACATCGTTATAACCACATCTACAACCCCATCTTTCAGGGTTTAATAATTCTATTTCATCAACTGTTTTTGTTGGTTTAATTTGCCATTTTGTTTCAACTGGTGATTTATCATCTCGGCAAGGTATTAAAGAAAAACCTAATGATGCTAATTTTTTAGCGTATTCTTTTGTTATCATACTTGTTTGCAAATTAAATAAAGGTCGTCACTTTTTTCTGATACTATCCAGGTTAACCCCCAGTATTCAAATATAGTTCCTATCTCTAAAATTATAGGGCTTTCTAAACTAATGCCTCCCGTTTCTCGAATGAAAGTGTAAACTGCTATTCTTTCCATAATGTGGTGTATTTTAAAATATAAAGCCCTGTAAAATTAGCCCACCACAGGCAATCATTTTACAAGGCTTTAATAAAAAATTCTTTCTTAGTGGTGTATTTGAGTACAAATATAATAATAATTTCAATGTACAATACATTTTATTTAATTATTTTTTTACTGTAACCTTTTACCTAGGGTTACACCTAAGGTTACACCTAAGGTTACACCTCTCAGCCTAATGAAATAAAGGGTTTAACTAAAAAGTGTAACCGTAACCCTACTTTTTTCGAAATTATAAAAAATAATTTATTTTATTTGATATTTTTAACTGTCACCTGGAAGGTTACGGTAACAAGGTTACAGTATGTAGGAATAAAAAAAGCCCCCGATTATGGAGGCTTCTGTTTATTTGAGTGGTTATTTACTACCAAGGTAAATCATCTGGATCTTCACTTGTTTTAGTTTTAGCTTTAGCAGTCGGTTGCACTGGTGTTCCCAATCCCTCACCGCTTATTTTCCACGCTTGTAGGCTAACATAATACTTACCGTTATACTCATTACCTCTAACATTGAATCCAACTGTAACAGGTTGCCCTATACCGTAGCTATCAAGTAGCTTACATTTGTCTTTGACAAATTCTAATTTGATGTCTTGAGGATAGTCGCCCTCAGTTGTGATAACGAACTCACGTTTTTGAAATCCTGAGTCGTAAACTTGTGCATCATTGATTACTTTGATCGTTCCTTTTAATTCTAGTTCCATTTTTGTTTTTATTTATTTGTTTTTGTTAATTTACTTTTTTTACTTGGCTTAAAATAGCCTCAATTTTATTGACCAAATCATTCACATCACTATAAATTAATTGGTTTTCTATTTTATTACAAGCGTGCAATACGGTTGCGTGGTGTCTGTTTAAATGTCGCCCAATAACTTCTATTTGTTTTTTGGTATGTTTGTGTGCAATATAGAAAAAAAGGTGTCTAGCGGTCATTATATTATTTTTTCTAGTATTACTTCTTAATTGATACGCTTTCAATTCAGTAACGTGGCAAACAACTTCTAAAATATTATCTAATGTTTT